GGTGATCCATATGGAAAAATGTTTTCACCTTTTAATAACGAAGACAAAAAAGTAAAAGAAGTTCCAAGAGTAAAGCAAAAAGAAGTTCCAAAAGAACCTAAACCACATAAAGAAAAAATACAAAGAGATTATGGTGGTTATGAAAGAGTAGGTGTAGTACGTGAAACTCCTAATAAAATTGACAAACCAAGAGAAATGCCTAGGAAAGTAATTCCACCAACAAATATGAATGATGATCCAAAAAAATCAGACACTTTATACTTACCTAATGAATATAAAAAACAAGCAGGTAAAATGATTGATGAAACTGATTATGATGATTTATCTAAAAAAGTAAAAAATTATAATAGAAAACTAGTTGAAGATTTACAGGATATGGGAAGAATAAAGTTAAACGAAAAAGGGAAACCTTATGTTGTAAATAGAAAAAATTAATAATTATGAAAAAAAATCCAGGACAAACAGGAGCTGACGCAGTATGGGGTGGACCTCATCAACCATCAAACTTAAAAAAAGGTAATCCAAGATACGGTATGGATCCCATGCAGGTATCTAAAGATATGCCTTTATATAAAGCTGGCCCTATAACAAGAAAAGCTCAATAATATTAAAATGAGTGATAGAATAAGTGAACATATTTCGCTTAAAGAAGGTATTAAATCTCACACAGCCTCTAGATTAGGCATTGATAATAACCCTACAGAAAGAGATTTAATAAACATGAAAACTATCGCAGAAAAAGTATTTGAACCACTAAGAGATTGGGTGGGTGGTCCAATTGCTATTAATAGTTTCTATCGCTCACCAGAACTTAACTCTGCTATTGGCGGAAGTAAGTCTTCGCAACATTGCATTGGTTGCGCTCTTGACCTAGACGACACGTATGGGCATAAGACAAATGCAGAAATGTATAATTGGATTAAAGAAAATTTATCGTTTGACCAAATGATATGGGAATTCGGATCCGATGAAAACCCAGATTGGGTTCATGTAAGTTATGTTTCTGAAGATGCAAATAGAAATAGATGTTTAAAAGCTTATCGTAAAGACGGTAAAACACAATACAAAATAATATAATGGCTTATACACAAAACAATTCGCCCTTTGCTAAAAAAGATGCTTGCTATCATAAAGTAAAAAGTAGATATAAAAAATGGCCTTCTGCTTATGCAAGCGGGGCTTTAGTTAAATGCAGAAAAGTAGGTGCTGCTAATTGGGGTAATAAATCTTAATATTATGCCATTTAAAATGAAATCTTCTCCATTTAATAATCTTCGAAGATGGTTTGAAGAAGACTGGAGAACACCGAGCGGTAAAAAAGATTATAGTGATGGAGAAAATACTTTTAGACCTACAAAAAAAGTAAGTAAGGAAACTCCTAAAACATGGAGTGAAGTTACTCCTGAATCAAAAGCAAAAGCTCAACGAGAAAAAAATACAAAAGGTAGAGTTACTAAATATTAAAAAATAAAAACTATGGCTAGCAAATCACCAACTCAAATAAAAGAAAAAGCATACGAAAAACAAAATCGTAAAATGCGTTCAAAATATACTAAAGAAACGGGTAAAAAACTTGGAAGCAGACAAACTTCGGGTACTGGTAAACGTAGGGTATCTTTTGCATGTCGATTTGCCGGTATGAAAGGAGCTATGAAAGAAGCTAGTGGTGAACCAACTAGAAAAGCTATGGCTTTAAAAAAATGGGGATTTGGTAGTGTAGAAGCTGCAAGAAATTTCTGTAATAAACACAAAAATAAAAAATAAAAAAAAATGATTAGAAATTATTACACAGAAGCTTATAGTTCAGCAATAGTTCCATCAACAAGTGATACACTGTTGATAGACGGTAGAACTAAAGCAGAGGTACCTCAAGGCGCTTGGAAACAATACAATATATATATTGGAGATTCTCCAGCTAGCCTTCCCGTAACAACAACAACAGATAACAGTGCTGTAAATGCATCAGCTAACGTAGGTTTAAAATCACCTAACCCACTTATTAAAGTTGGTATGATAGTAAAAGGTGCTGGTTTGCCTGATGCTGGTTTAGCAATCGCTTCAGTAACAGATGCTAGTAACTATGTATTAGCTTCAGCTGATACAATTGCTGCAGATGCAACATTAACATATACATATGCTGCAAGTTCAAAAATAAAAGTTCATACTGTGAATAATGAAGCTATAACGTTTCATAATCCAGTTAAAGGAACAATATTACCAGTAAGTGTAGTACAAGTATATGCTACAGGAACAGAAGGTGGTGTAGAAAATTTAGTCGCATTAAGTTAAAAATAGAAATTATGAATTGGATATCAAAACACTCGTCAGAACATAAAGCAAATCTTTTAAAGTATAATCCGGTAGTTGATCATGCTAGTAAAGGCCCACATAAAAATGGTGAAAAACTAAAAAATAAAATAATAAAACTTTCTGATAAACACAAAGGATTATATGATTCTGTTGTAGAAGGTTATGGTCAAAACAAATATACTAGTGGTAATTATGATAAAGATTATAAAAAACTAACTAAAGTTGAAGATAGACTTAACAAAAAAGAAAAAAAATACCAAGATAAGTTTGGTAAAAGTCCTTATGCGCCTAATATGGAAGGACCATTAAATAAAGGTTGTGCAAAATCAGAAGGTGGACCTGGATGTGTACAAAAAAGAGGTAACGAATACGTAATAATAAATAATAAAAAACCTGGCAATCAAGTCTGGCGAGGCGGTTTTGCATCAAAAGCAGAAGCTAATAAAGTTTTATCAGGTTATCACGCAAATAAATAAATAAAAATGGGAAAATACAAACATCATTCAGGCAAAGTCGGTGGAGGCGTAAACCTGTCTAAAGGAAAAACTCCACACGATTCACTTGAAAAATATATGCCAATAGACGATAAAGCTTCTGGTTTATTTAAAATGGGTAAACCATATTCAATGGGGGCATCTATGCGTGGACCACTAGATAAGCATGGTATGTCACAAGATCATAAAATGGCATATGATAGAAGTGAAATATCTAGATTAAAAAAAGATATTCATTTCGATGATTTAAAAAAGAAAAGTATGGGGCCTAGTGCTTATGGTAAAATGAAACAAGGTCCTTTAAATCAAGCTAAACCTGATTATATAGATATAGATGGTGATGGTAATAAAACAGAATCTATGAAACAGGCCGCTAATAATAAAAAAGTTTTAAAAAATAAGGTAGAAAAAAAAATTACTAAAAAAAAGTAAAACAGTAGAGTCTGTATAAAACTCACCATATAAACATTCACAACAATCATTAACAAAAATCAAAATTCAAAATTATGGCAAAGTTTATCGAAGTCTATTCATCAGGATCAGGTCTTGATGGTGGAAACGTACTAATCGGAGTTGAAAACATCGTAGGTGTTGACGCTGCTTCTGGTACAACTACAGTAATTAAAATGAATGGTGGTGTTCTTGATGAAGTAACGCTTACGCACACTTCAGTAGGAACAACTCCTTCAGTTAGAGACGCAATCAATTACGCATTAACTGCTAATCCAGGTGGTGTAAAAGCTAAAGTTCAGCTTCCATCAGGAATTACAGTATCAAATATTGTTTGGTCTTAATGAAATCTAGGGGCTTAGGCGACGACATAGAGAAGTTTACTAAAGCAACTGGAATTAAAAAAGTTGTTGACGCGGTTTCACAGGGTTTAAATATACCCTGTGGCTGCGAGCAACGAAAAACAACTTTAAACAAAATGTTTCCAAAAAACTAATGGCATTTAAACTTAACAACCCACCATATTCTCTTAATAACCCACCTGTTTATCATGTGCCGTTAGAAGAAGGTGTATTAGGTAAAGCTGATAGAAACGGGAGCATTTTAATTAATAAAGATGTAGAATCACCTTTACAAGAACAAGATATTATTAACCACGAAAATGTGCATATAAATCAAATGAAAAGAGGTGATCTTGATTATGATGATAAAAATGTTTACTGGAAAGGTAAAGTTTATCCTAGATCAAAAATGAGTGAAGGTGCTAAAAATCTTCCATGGGAAAAAGAAGCTTATAATAAATCTTAATATGTCAAAACCTAAAAAGAAATTCGCAGAAAGTACTGTAGGTAAACTTCTATTTGGTGCTGCTTCAATAGTAAACCCTACACTAGGGAATGTACTTAAAGGAGTAACGTCACCAGGAGAAGCTATAGCAGCTATAGGTAAATCAGACGCAAGCTCTGATGACAAAATTAAATTACAACAATTAATATACGAACAGCAAAATAAAGAGATGGAAGCAATAACTTCCAGATGGGAGGCAGATTCAAAATCAGATTCATGGCTTTCTAAAAACGTACGCCCTATGGTTTTAATATGGTGTATTGTTGTTTTTTCTTTTGCTGGTCTTTTGGACAGTGTTGAAACTGTACCATTTGTTATACATGATAACTGGAACGATACGTTTGAAAAAGTTATGATGGCTGTTGTTTTAGCCTACTTCGGAGGACGAAGTGGAGAAAAGGTTACCAGTATATTTAAAAAGTAAATAAAACCTGTAACTATATTAATAAATAAAATTAATAAATTAAATTCAATTAAAATGAGTGAACCAAACAAAATCAAAGAAGACCAATTAAAAAAGATTCAAGAGTTTCAAAAAGAGTTAAATCAACTTTTAAATGAAACAGGTATCTTAGAAGTCCAAAAAACCGCAGTATTAGCGAAATTTCATGAGGTTAATAAATCTACTGAAGAGTTCAAAAAAGAACTTGAGGAAGAATATGGATCAGTAAATATTAATTTAGCTGATGGTACATATGAGCCAATTGAAAAAGAAGAAGATAAAAAAGAAGAATAATGTCGTCAGTTATCAGAAAAATCAGCATTGGTTCTGATTATAAAACCGATGCAATGCATTATTCTGTTGGTCAGTCAGTATATGGTGGTCATATTATATCACATATAATAGCTGAGCAAAAAGACAATTCTTATAACATTTTTATCAAAAAAAATGACGAGGTATTGCCGTGGAAGAAGTTTAATTCTAACATGGCAATATCCGTTGAGTATGATTTAGAATATTAATGAACAGTTTATTCGATTTTATCGTTGAGCCTTATGGCCAGCGATATAATAATCAAGTAAAGGTAGGTGACAAAAGCTTAATAATTAACACCGAGCTTGAAAATTACAAATCTGTTAATAATATTGGAAAAATTGTTTCAGTTCCTTTAGCATATAAAACACCTATAAAACCTGGTGATCTTGTATTAATACATCATAATGTTTTTAGAAGATTTTATGATATTAGAGGAAATGAAAAAAATAGTAGAGCTTATTTCAAAAATAATATGTATTTTGTTCAATTGGATCAAGTATATTTATACAAAAGAGACAATAAATGGAATGCGTTTGGTGATAGATGCTTTATAGCACCACTAAAAAATAATGATGAAATAAACACTTCTTTAGAGCAAAGTCTTATTGGTGTATTAAAATACGGTAATAATGCGTTAGAAGTGCTAGGAATAAGCGAGGGAGACGTTGTAGGGTATACTCCATTTGGAGAATATGATTTTATTGTAGATGATAAACGTCTTTATTGTATGAAATCTAATGATATTGTAATTAAGTATGAACGTCAAGGAAACGAAGAAGAATATAATCCAAGCTGGGCAAAGAGCAGTTGATGAGTTAATTAAGGTTGCAAAAGAACCTATAGTAGATTCAGAAGATGATATATCTGCTGACAGACTAAAAAATGCAGCTGCAACAAAAAAGCTTGCTATATTTGATGCGTTTGAAATACTTACACGTATTGAAGAAGAAAAAAATATATTAGATAACAAACCTACAGAGAAAAAGGATAATACCTTTAGTGGATTTGCTGAAAGAAGATCTAAGTAATGTATAAACAAACATTATATAAAGTAATTGAACCTATTAAACCTCAAGTAATTAAAAGGTTAAATAGACATAAAAAATGGGAATATGGATACAATAAAGAATATGATATCGTCGTTATATCAAAAACTGGTAAAATTGGTGAAGTATATGAAATCCAAAATCTTAGGATAGCATTACCCGCGGTAGACGATATTTATAAAAGATCTGATAAAAAATCAGAACAATACTGGGAAGTGTTTTCACACAGACCAGAACTAAAAAAAATTAAAACTATATTTGATTGGAAAGCTTACCCAGAAACATTCAAACAAAATTTACATGAATATATTGATAATGAATTTAAAAGACGTGAAGAAGGCTTTTGGTTCTATAACAAAGGTGTTCCTACCTATCTTACTGGTACTCACTACATGTATCTCCAATGGTCAAAGATCGATGTCGGCCAAGCCGATTTTAGAGAAGCAAATAGACTCTTCTTCATTTTCTGGGAAGCGTGCAAAGCTGATACAAGATGCTATGGAATGTGCTACCTTAAAAATAGACGAAGTGGCTTTTCTTTTATGGCGTCAGGGGAAACGGTCAACCTTGCGACAATATCTAGCGACGCTCGATTCGGTGTCTTATCCAAATCAGGTGCAGATGCTAAAAAAATGTTTACAGATAAGATTGTTCCAATCTCAGTTAATTACCCATTCTTTTTCAAACCGATTCAAGATGGAATGGACCGACCAAAAACCGAACTTGCCTATAGGGTTCCAGCTTCCAGATTCACTAGAAAAAAGTTGGACACAAATGCACAGATTGAAGAAATTATTGGCCTTGACACCACAATCGACTGGAAAAATACTGGTGATAACTCCTATGACGGAGAAAAACTTGCGTTACTTGTCCATGATGAGGCGGGAAAATGGGAAAAACCTGAAAATATTCTCAATAACTGGAGAGTTACCAAAACTACGTTAAGATTAGGAAGTAGAATTATTGGTAAGTGTATGATGGGTAGTACCTCTAATGCTTTAGATAAAGGTGGTAGAAACTATAAAAAAATATACTATGACTCAGATGTTACGAAAAGAAACCGCAATGGACAGACTAGCTCAGGATTATATTCTTTGTTCATACCTATGGAATGGAACTACGAAGGATACATTGATACTTATGGATACCCTGTCTTTGACACTCCAAAACAAGGAGTTGAAGGAATCGATGGTCAAAAGATTGAGATCGGTGTCATTGAACACTGGGAGAATGAGGTAGATGGCCTTAAAAATGATCCAGACGCACTTAATGAATTATATAGACAGTTTCCACGTACTGAAAAACATGCGTTCAGAGATGAAACAAAACAATCTTTATTTAATTTAACTAAAATTTACGAACAAATAGATTATAATGAAGATTTAAAATATTCTGGAGTAGTAACTCAGGGTAATTTTCAATGGGAAGATGGGATTAAAGATACAAGTGTACATTTTTTACCTAGCAAACAAGGTAGATTTTTTGTATCATGGGTTCCTGATCGACATCAACAAAATAGATATATTACAAAAAATGGTAAAAAATATCCTGCAAATGAACATTTAGGAGCTTTTGGATGTGACTCTTATGATATATCAGGAACAGTAGACGGAAGAGGATCTAAAGGATCTCTTCATGGTTTAACTAAATTTACAATGGACGGTCCACCTAATTTATTCTTTTTAGAATATATAGCAAGACCACAAACAGCAGAAATGTTTTTTGAAGATGTGTTAATGGCATTATATTTTTATGGTATGCCTTTATTAGCAGAAAACAATAAACCAAGATTACTTTACTATTTAAAGCGAAGAGGATATAGAAACTACTCTATGAATCGTCCAGACAAAACAATGTATAAATTATCTGTAGCTGAAAAAGAAATAGGTGGTATACCAAATTCTAGTGAAGATGTAAAACAAGCTCATGCTGCCGCTATTGAATCATATATTGAAAGTTTTGTAGGTTACAATAACGAACAATATGGATCAATGTATTTTCAAAGAACATTAGAAGATTGGGCTGCTTTTGATATAAATAATAGAACTAAACATGATGCTTCTATAAGTTCAGGTTTAGCTATTATGGCTTGCAATAAAAATAAATATAGACCAGTAGCTGAAGTTATTAAAGAAAAAGTAAATTTAAATTTTTCTAAATACGATAACCAAGGTTATAAATCAAAAATAATAATAAATGATTAATACAAGTACTAATAGTTCATTTCCAAGTCAGGTGGTACCTGTTGCGGAAAAGCTTAGTTGGGAATATGGCTTAAAAG